GCCGCCGCGGCCGCCGGGCGGCTGCCCCCATCAGCGGCGGGGCCAGCGGCAGCGGCACGTCCGTCGCCCGGTACACCCTTGCCATCCCGCGCTGCCTGTCGGGCGAACAGCAAATCACCGACTTCGTGCGCTGCAAGGCGTTCGGCAAGGGTGCCGATTTCGCCGCCAAGTACCTGCACAAGGGGCAGCGCGTCGCCGTGCGCGGTTCGCTGGAAGTGAGCAGGTACGAGAAGGACGGTGTGCCGCAGACGATGGTGGAGGTCATCGTCAGGCAGCAGGAGTTCTGCGACGCACCCCGCAAGAAGCAGGAAGAGCCGGACGACGACCGCGATTTTCCGGAGTCGCTGGAGGAGGTGACGGGCGTTGAAGTACCCTTCTAAGGCAAAAGAAGCCATCCGCGCGAAGGAAATGCAGCCCGTGACGCTCGCCGAGGCGCTGTCGCTCCAAGACACGCAGCGCAAGTACGGCAACGAGAAAGTCGTCATCGATGGCATGACGTTCGATAGTCAGGCGGAATACCGCCGCTGGCGTGAACTCTGCCTGATGGCGCAGGCGGGCGAAATCGGCGATTTGCAGCGTCAGGTGCGGTATGAGCTTGTCCCTGTTCAGCGGGACGAGGACGGGAATGTTCTTGAGCGTGCGTGCTTCTACGTCGCCGATTTCGTCTATACCGACGCGGACGGGCGCACCGTCGTGGAGGACGTGAAGGGCTTCCGCACGAAGGAGTACCTCATCCGGCGCAAGCTGATGCTGTTCCGCTACGGCATCCGCATTCAGGAAGTGGAGGTGTAAGCGATGCTGACGACCATTGACCGCTCCAAGCTGGCGCTCTGCCCGCTGTGCAGTATGCCCGCCATCATGGAGAACCCGTATGTGCGCGAGGACGCGCTGTGGATTCGGTGCAAGACTTGTGGATTTCATGCCTGCGTCTTCAAGGACGAGGCGACCGCGCGGAAGCGGGAGGGAACGGAAGATGAGCGGCCGGAACGAGCGCCCCAAGCAGGTTGACCGGATTCTGGACTACATGCGCCGCTACGGGTCAATCACCACGCTGGACGCGATGCTTGACCTCGGCATCCTGCGCCTTGCAAGCCGCATCAGCGAGCTGAAGAAGGCGGGTGTCCCCATCCGCCGGGACTGGGCGAAGGTCACAAACCGCCACGGGGAAACGTGCAACGTACTGCGCTACAGCCTCGATGGCAGCCTTGACGTCATCCCCGATAAGCCCGGCGGCGAAGAATAAGGGGGCAGCACCATGCCGATTGTCAACTATGTGCGGGAACATATGCGGTTCATCGAATACGCGTCTGATGAAGGACTTTCGTCCGGAGAACGCCTTGTGTGGTATGCGCTGATGCACATCATCAACGGACGCGCACAAGGGAGCATCTGGCCGGAGGGGTTCATCCGCATTGCGAATGACCGGCTTCTCGCACTCTGCCCCATGCAGTTAGGTGCCGTCATCATGGCGCGGAACAGCCTCAAGCAGCGCGGCTTAATTGACTTCATCCCCGGCAGCAGGAACAAACGCGCCCCCGCCTACAAAATCAATTTCTTCTCCCCCGAATTTCCGCCCGATTCCCCCGGCAAAGCGGGGAAAATGCAAAGTTACTGCGAAAATCGAAGTAACTACAATAATAACATGGGGAGTAACTACGATAATAACATAGGGGGTAAGGTGACTGAAAACATCAAAAAGCGCATGGACGAAAAGGAAGATGCGCTGATTGCCAAGCAGGACGAAGTGCTGAAATACCTGACGGCGGTGATGCGCCGGGAGATGAAGGAATTTGTCGTCGTGACGTGCATGGAGGAGAAGACGGAAGTCATCCCCGGCGAGGGCGGCGGCAAGCCCACCCGGCGCACGACGAAGAAGGAAGAACCGAAGGTCGTCGAGATTCCGGCGCGGCTGTGCGACGCGAACAAGGCGGCAGAGCTGCTGGGCAAGCGCTACGGGCTGTTCACGGACAGGGTGGATGTGTCGGGCAGCCTGCCGGTGATTCTGGCGGGAGAGGATGCGCTTGACGACTAATCAGCCGCGAATCTACCTGCCGGATGTCGTCGGGCGCGGCTACGGCGCGTTCTGGCGCTTCACGGGGCGCTACCGCGTGTGCAAAGGCAGCCGCGCAAGCAAGAAAAGCACCACGACGGCGCTGAATTTCATCTACCGCATGATGAAGTACCCCGGTGCGAACCTGCTGGTCATCCGCAAAACGTACCGCACCTTGCGCGACAGCTGCTTCACGCAGCTTCTCTGGGCGATTCACCGCCTGCAAGTGGAGGCGTTCTGGAGCTGGAAGGAAAGTCCGCTGGAAATCACCTACAAGCCAACGGGGCAGAAAATCTACTTTCGTGGCATGGATGATCCATTGAAATTGACCTCCATCACCGCGCAGAGCGGCGTGCTGTGCTGGGTGTGGATTGAAGAAGCCTACGAAATCATGAACGAGAGCGACTTCAACACGCTGGATGAATCCATCCGCGGCGAATGCGCACCGCCGCTGTTCAAGCAAATCACGCTGACGTTCAACCCGTGGAATCAGAAGCACTGGCTGAAAGCACGCTTTTTCGACGTGCAAGACCCGGACATCCTCGCCATCACAACGAACTACCAGTGCAACGAGTGGCTGGACAAGCAGGATTTACGCCTATTTGAGCGGATGAAGGCGACGAACCCGCGCCGCTACGCCGTGGCTGGCTTGGGCAACTGGGGTATCGTGGAAGGCCTCATCTACGAGCGCTGGCAGGAATCCGCGTTCGACCCGGCGGAAATCAGCCGGACGGGCAAGCTGGAATCCGTGTTCGGGCTGGACTTCGGCTTCACCAACGACCCGACGGCGCTGTTCTGCGGATTGCTGGACATTCCGGCGCGCCGCCTGTACGTCTTTGATGAGCTGTACGAACGGGGGCTGACGAACGACATGATTGCCAAGCGCGTGACGGCGATGGGCTACGGCAAAGTGAACATCACCGCCGACGGCGCAGAGCCGAAATCCATTGCCGAGCTGCGCGGCATGGGCTTGCGCGTGCACAGTGCGGCGAAAGGTGCGGACAGCATCCGCAGCGGCATCCAGTGGATTCAAAATCTCGAAATCATCATCCACCCGCGCTGCACGAATTTCATAACGGAAATCAGCAATTACACATGGGACAAAGATAAGTTCGGCAAGATGCTCGATGGCCCCATTGACGACTTCAACCACCTGATGGACGCCATGCGGTACGCGCTGGAAAAACACATCATCAACAAGAAATGGACATACTAACGAGAGGATGACACGAATGACAGACGGAGAAAGACTGACGGCGATTCTTGCGCAGTACGCAATCCCGTGCGAGAAGGTCAGCTTCCACGGCAAGCTGGACGCGCTGGCGGCAGGGCTGGGCATCCAGACGCAAGGACGTCTGATGGGCGACGTGCTGGATGACATTGCCGCCAAGACGGGCGTGAAGCGCGACGACCGGCTCTATGGTACGTTCATCCGCAAGCTATACGAGGACGTGACCAGCGGCGAGGACGCGACGCTTTCCGGCAATCCGCTGACGCTGACGGAGTGCATCGGTGGGAAGCCGCTTGGCGCGCTGCATATGTACGGCAAGAGTACGCAGAACGGCGTGCCGACCCCGACCGCGCCCGTGCCGATTGTCAGCGCGGGTGACGGCGGAACGGTGGTGGTCACGGTGTCGGACGGCGCGAACGAATCGCAGATGCTGACGCTGCAAACGCCGAACGCACTGCCGGGCATCCCGGTTGCATCCAGCGGCAATTACACGGATGAAAGCGGGCAGCATTGGGTGTGCGATGAAGTGGATTTGACGCGCGGGGTGCGCGTGCAGCGGGTCGCCAAATTCAAGCTGACATCTTCGATGAGTTGGTCGAAGGCTGGAAACAATGTTGACCGGTATTTTTGCACGTTCGCCAGAATCAATACAGCAGGAGTGCTCTGCACGCATTTCAGTGCTGCCATCAACGGTGAAACCGTAGGCGGCATTGCTACAAGCAACGGCAACACCATCGGTTTTGCTTACACGGAAAATGGTACGACGACCGTTTCCGACTTCAAAGCATTCCTCGATGCGAACGAGGTATATATCTATGTACCGCTTGCAATACCCGTCAAAACCGCCCTTTCCGCCGCTGAACTCGCCGCGTACAAGGCGCTGACCACCTACGCACCGACGACCGTCATCAGCGCAAGCGGCGTGTCAGGGCTTGCGGCAAGCTATCAGCAAAGCATCCTACCCAGCAATGCGCCGACTGCGCTTTTGACGGCTTCCCCGGCGAACCTCTACGAAGCACAGCTCAGCGCGAAGGTCGGCAATCGGGTTCAGCGGTCAAAGCGCGTGACCTACGGCTACCGCAGCATCCGATTCGACAAGGACACGGGCTTCTATCTCAACGGCATCCATACGAAGCTCAAAGGCGTGTGCGTCCACCACGACGGCGGGTGCATCGGCGCGGCGGAGAATCGCAGCGCCATTGAGCGGCAGGTGGACATCCTGACCAATATGGGATGCAACGCGATTCGCCTGACGCACAACCCGTTCGGCGCGGAATACCTCGACGTATGCCAGCGCAAGGGCGTTCTGCTGGTGGAAGAGCTATTCGACGGCTGGACGAAGAGCAAGAAGCAGAAGGATTTCGGGCGATATTTCACCGACCACTACGCCGAAGTCGTGACCAGCACGATTCGCCGCGACTGGAACAATCCGGCGGTCATCATGTGGTCGCTGGGCAACGAAGTTCGCACGAATTTGACGCTCGGCGACTATTCATCCAGCGAGATTGTGAACGTCTGCACGATGGTCAGCAGCGCAGTAAAAGCCCTCGACAGCACCCGCCCAACGACGATGGGCAACAACGCGCCCGGCGGCAATCTATCTGCGCTGATGGCTATCGTGGATGTCGTTGGCATCAACTACAACGGCAACAACCAGACCTACCAGACCGACCGCCCGATTTACGGCAGCGAAACGACCTCGGCGCTTTCCAGCCGCGGCGTATACGCGTTGGACAGCGCGAACATGGCGTATCCGTCCTACGACAACAAGGCGGTTTCGTGGGGCAACACGGCGGCAGAAACAGTGAACGCCTACTTAAGCAGCGCTCGTTCCTGCGGTCATTTCGTCTGGACGGGCTTTGACTACCTCGGCGAACCGACCGAATGGAACAAGTATCCGGCGAAATCAAGCTATTTCGGCATTGTCGACACCTGCGGATTCCCGAAGGACATTTACTTCATGTACCAGTCCATGTGGGACAGCCGCCCGATGATTCACATGCTGCCGCACTGGACGCACGAATCCGGCAATATCGACGTATGGCTGTACTCGAACTGTGCGTCTGTCGAGTTATTCTTGAACGGAACGTCTCTGGGCAAGAAGACGCTTGCGCAGCGCGGGACGAAGAATCAGTACGCCTACACGGTGGCATACGCGGCGGGAACGCTGGTTGCGAATGGTTACGACGCTTCCGGCAACCTGATTGCGCAGGACATTCAATACACGGCGGGAACGCCCGCGAAACTGGCGCTTTCCAGCGACAAGACGGCAGTCAGTGCCGCGTCGGATGGTGTGGTC